GTGTTAAAAACGGACTAATGCTTCACTCTGCAAATGTGTCAAACTTCGATGTTGGCATGTCTGCCCTGCTCACCTCCACCTACAACACAGGCTGGATGAACGGCGACATCAAGGGTGCCTTCCTGTCTGATACCGATGACACCGATTTGGTTGGTGGGACTGACAATGACCGCAGCGTTAATGCCAATCCGCTTACAGTCAACGGCACAGTCACCCGCACCGCAGTAGCCACTGGCGCTGATCTGGTGGCCTACTCTGGTTTCTCTGCCAGCAACTACCTTGAGCAGCCGTATAACTCTGACCTTGATTTTGGTACGGGTGACTTTTGCTACATGGGGTGGCTGAGCGATTTCGATAACTGGCGGTCAGTCCTTTGGCGTGGAACGGAAACGGCCACCTCTTTTGTCATCGACCCGGCTGGGACAACAGGCATTGCGAGGATTAACGTAGGTGGCGCACTTTTTTTGACGCCTTGCGTTCACTGGACTAACGAGTGGCGACATATGGCTGTTCTTCGGTCCTCAGGTGTTGTCAGTGTCTATGTAAACGGCTTTCTGCAATCTTCGTTTTCGGCAGCGAGCAACAACTTGACCCTTGCAGATGCCACACTGCGGTTTGGGGAGCAGTCCGCAATATCTGGCTCAGGTTATTACTTGCTGGGCAAACTTGCCCTCTGGCGCATCTCCGCAACCGCACCCACAGCCTCTCAGATTGCCAAAATATACAACGACGAGAAAGTGCTGTTCCAAGAGAATGCACAGGCAACCCTATACGGCACGTCTGACGCTGTGACAGCCTTGGCTCACGACAGTGACACCAACCTGCTCCATGTAGGCACCAGCGCTGGACGGTCAGTCTTCCAAGGTCTGCGTCGAGTATCCAACACGACCACTGCGGTCGGAACTGCAATCAGTGCCAGCAATGGCCTAGTGGTCGAGGAGTAAAACATGACTGTTTATGTTGAAAAGACAGCGGTTAATCTCCGTGAAGAACTGGCCTCCCTGCGTAATCAGGGGGGCTATCAAGAGCAGCAGTTTTGGTTTGCTGGTGATGGCACTGAGACTGACTTTGCAATGAAGAATGGCTGGAAACCCTTGCACGTTTTCGATGCTGGCCTCTTGCAGAAAGAAGGTTCTGGTGACGAATATACGGTAGTCTATGACGGCTTCACCTACACAGTGTCGTTCAACGTAGCACCCACTAACGGTAACGACATTGGCGTGATTGGAGTTAAAGCATGACCGTATTCGTAAACAATGGCGACCTGCCCCTGACACCAGCACAGCTTGAAAAACGAGCGCAGAAGCACATCAAGCGGATCTGGCCCGACCAAGCCCGTGAGAAGTCTATCCGCCTTTCTGACGGTATGTTTGATGCCTTCATGACTTCCTTCTCAGCAGATCACGATGTGAACCTAGCCCACAACACGTTCAACTGGCAGCTTTTTGAGTACCGCAAGGCCACTGCACGGCTTGCTCGTTATGTCTTGGCTGATGGTCGTGCTGAGGTCTATGAGGACCAGCCGACAGGTGAGTATGACGATGAAGGCAATGAGGTCATGAAGAGTGTGCTTGTGCAGTCCGCTGTAGAGCCGCTTGATGCCACTGTTGAGGTTACGACATATGACGTTGATGGCAATGAGACCATTGAAACTGTTGCCAACCCTCTGATCGTTGAAGATGAAGCCGGGCGTGCTGCTGCTCAGTCTATCGTCGATGGTACACCTGATGACGTTACCGCGTGGCTATAGAATCGCCGTCGTTGCTTTTCTTCGTCATAAATGAAAATATGCGGCAACGCCGCGCATGAAGATCAGGAGCTATTGATGGCAACCTTCACCTACACGAACCCAACTGTCGGCGGCTCCGAAGATACTTGGGGCGAAACGCTAAACTCCAACTGGACCGCGCTCGGCGCGTTTTTTGGAGATCTGGACAGCACAGAGCTTGAGGTTCTGGGCGGGATTACCGCATCGACGGCGGAGTTAAACCTTCTGGACGGGGTGACCGTCACGCTGGCAGACATTACCGCAACGGCAAGCGAATTGAACTTGCTGGATGGGGTGACAGCCACAACGACAGAAATCAATTACATTGACGGCGTCACAGGTGCGATTCAGGCGCAGATTGATTCAAAGTATGAAGCGGCAACGCAATCCACAGAGATTTGGGAGGCGGGTACAGGCACGACTGAAAGCCTTATTTCACCGGCTAAGATCAAGGCTGCGCAGGAATCTTTTAGGGACGCAAACGCGCTTGGCTGGGGGCAAACGTGGCAGGATGTAACATCTAGTCGGTCCTCTGGAACAAGTTATCAAAATACTACTGGACGCCCTATTGCGGTAAGCGTTGGAAACGCGGGGTCGGGAGTTTTTGGTGATCTTCAAGCATCTTCTGACGGAAGTTCGTGGGTCACGGTCGGAAAATTGCACCCCAACACTGGCATGAGCGCTTATGCTGTTATCCCGAACGGATCGTATTATAGATTGACCAGTTGGAGCGGCACATTCTGGTCGGAGTTGCGCTAGTGCCTTTAGTCCAACTGTCGCCACCACCGGGTTTCAGATACCACGGAACCGACCTTGAAAGCGAAGGCCGGTGGCGTGAGGGGAACCTTGTGCGATGGCGTGACGGCTCACTACGCCCCATAGGCGGCTGGGCGGACCGCTTTGGATCTGTGGTGTACGCTGCGGCCCCGCGCGGGATGTTGGCGTGGGAAGACAACAGCTCAACGCGATGGATTGCGGCTGGGACGTACAACAAATTGTACGCCAGCACCCCGAGCGGCACGACCAGCGACATCACGCCCGTCGGACTTGTTGGCGGCACAGAGGACGCGGAGGTCAATACCGGGTATGGGAGCGGCCTTTATGGCATTGGCTTCTACGGCCAAGCGCGGCCAGACACGGGCAACTATTCCGAGGCGACAACGTGGTCGATGGATACATGGGGCCAGTATTTGGTTGCCTGTTCCACTGCGGACGGCAAGCTGTACGAATGGCAGCTCAATGCCGCCACGCCCGCTGCGGCAATCGCAAACGCGCCCGTTGGCAACCTTGGGGTTCTTGTAACCGAAGAACGGTTCGTCTTCGCCTTGGGCGCTGGTGGAGATCCGCGCACAATCGCGTGGTCTGACTTTGAAGACAACACGCTCTGGGCAGCAGCAAGCACGAACCAAGCGGGCGACATCCAGCTGCAATCTTCAGGCCAAATCGTGGCGGGCGTCCGCACGCAGGGGCAGTCTCTAATTCTGACAGATCAGGATGCGCACCGCGCGGTCTACGTCGGCCCCCCGTTTGTGTATCAATTTGAGCGCGTCGGATCTTCCTGCGGCCTTGTCGCCCGTAAGGCGATCACCGACACCCCAGCAGGCGTATTCTGGATGGGCCAGAACGGGTTCTTTGGGTACAACGGTTCTGCCGTTCAGGAAATCAAATGCGACGTTTGGGACAAGGTATTTCTCGACATCAACACCGCCCAAATCAGCAAGACCTGGGCCACCACGAACGGCCAGAACGGCGAAGTCTGGTGGTTCTATTGTTCTTCCAATAGCCTTGAGATCGACCGCTACGTCGCCTTCGACTATAAGGAAGGCCATTGGCTCATGGGCGATCTGTCGCGCACGTCGGGCATTGATCGCGGTATTTTCCGAACTCCAATTTGGGCTGACGCGGGCGGGTCTGTTTACGACCACGAAACCGGCTTCAACTATTCCGGCGGAAATGTTTTTGCCGAAACCGGACCCTTCAAGATCGGCGCGGGTGATAACCTCGCAGTCGTGACTGACTTGGTGCCGGACGAAGTCAACCTTGGCGACGTCACGACCACGTTCAAGACTCGATTGTACCCGACGTCTGCCGAAGCCTCACACGGCCCCTACACGATGGCAAACCCGACCAGCGTACGGTTCCAAGGTAAACAGGTGAGGATGCGCGTCACGGCGGCTGTGAACGGCCCGTGGAGGGTCGGACGCTTTCGCTTCAACGTGAAGCAGGGTGGCAAACGATGAGCGGCCTACTTCCGCCCCCTGTCGGCCCAGACTGGAAGGTTTGGGCGCGGCAAGTCTCAACCTACCTGTCGCGGGCGCTGCCGAGCCTGATCTTCAAGACTGGGGGCGAGACGGCGGCCACGAACGGCATTCTTCTTTGGGATGACGTGTCCGGATATCCGGTCGTCACCAAGAACGGCGAGTTCCGCCAGATCGTCCTGTCAGATGGGCAGTATGAGGGTTCGGTCACAACGGATCAAGTTGCCGCGGTAATCAACACGCCGTATGCAATTGTCTACACTCCCGCAACGGTTGACGGGATCACGAACGGGACGCCTGCGTCTCGCATCGTATTTGAGGAGGCTGGCCACTACATGGCGAGTTTTTCGGCTCAGATCACAAGCACGTCAGGCAGCACTGTGACGTTTTATTTTTGGCCGCGCATCAACGGCTCCAACGCGCCGAACTCAACTATCGTTGCGTCCTTGCACCAGAACGACGCCACAACTGTTGTAAGCCGCGCGACGACGTTTGACGTGCAGGCGGGCGACTATTTGGAAGTCATGTGGGCGGTCGATCGGCTGGATGGGTATCTTGAGGCGACTCCGGCGACTGCGTTTTCACCAGCGGCACCGGCCACCACGCTGGGCATAACGAGGATTTACGGATGAGCGATGTAAAGACATATTACATCCCGGCGGATCTTTTGGATAAGCACTGGCCCACATTCGGCCCGATGATCGAGCTTGCGCAAAAGCGCCTCGATGACCAGTTCGGCATGGATGACGTCGAGGATTGGGTGCGGTCGGGGCAATCCCTGCTGTGGGGCATTTACGTTGACGGAAAGCCGCTGGCCGCAATGCTTACGACCGAAAACAGATACCCCCGCAAGAGTGTCATGGTGATTGAAATGATCGGCGGGGAGCGGGCGGATTTATGGTCCAAGCCTGTGCTGGATGAATTGGCGAGAGTGTCAAAAGCCGCAGGCTTTGATGCAATAGAAACACGCGCACGTTCTGGGTGGTCAAAAATGGCCAAACAGTATA